CTCGATGCCAAGGAAGTTCTGGCCTTGCAGAAAAGTCTGGAGAAAAAAGAATACTTCTACACCTGTGAACAGGAACCGTTCAAAAGTTTTTGTGACAAGGAACTGTGCCTGTCTACAAAGTATGGTGTCGGAGATGCAGGAGCCGAGTCACTTGAGATCGGAAGCTTGCAGATTATCCTATCGGAACCACGTCTGTATTTTCTAACGGTGGCAGGGAAACGTATCCAGTTAAACACGGAGCAGCTACAGAACCAAAGCCTGTTTCAACGTGCGTGTATGGAGCAGGAGCAACTTGTGCCTCCGACTATCCGCCCTGCTAAGTGGCAACAGCTACTACAGAAGCTGTACTCAGAGGGAGTTAAGTCCGAGGTGCCGGAAGAACTAACCGTGTTCGGAGAGTTCAAAGCTTTGTTGCGTCAGTTCTGTACCAGTAGGATCCGTGCTATGCACCCAGAGGAGATGCTGCAAGGTAAACCATGGACAGATAACCAAGGGTATACATCCTTTACAATAGCAGGGCTGATGGAGTTTCTGTTTAACAGAAGGTTTACAGCGTACACCAGGGCACAGGTGCAGGAACAACTGAAGAGATTTAATGACAACCATGAATGTCATGGTCACAAAAATATTAACAAGGAAGATGGATCAAGAACCACGGTGAGAGTTTGGTGGGTGCCATCATTTGAGAACAATGAAATGGATCTGCCAGTACAGGAGATAGATAATGACATACCGTTCTAGTTTTATGAAAGCTAAAGATGTAGCAGACTGGCTCGGTGTATCCGAGTCTGCCATATACAAGTGGGTGAACGACGGGGACTTTCCTAAACCCTACAAGCTTGGCAACGCCGACGCTCAACGTGCAGCGAGTCGGTGGGATCGGGAGGAAATCAAGCAGTGGTTGGAGAAACGTCGTGATACCTAATGCAACCTTGATACTTGGGCCACCCGGTTGTGGTAAGACTTACACGTTAATCGAAAGAGTGCAGGAGAAACTGCAAGAAGGGGTACACCCATCACGTATAGGTGTGGTATCGTTTACTACCAAAGCTATCGGGGAGTTTGTTGATCGAGCATGTGCTAAGTTCAACCTGACTAAGAATGACTTTCCGCATTTCAGAACTCTCCATGCCACTGGTTATCACGGACTGGGTTTGAAGAGTACTGATGTCATGGACCGAGAAGATTTTAAAACTCTTGGTCGCATGTTGGGGGTGGCGTTTGATGGAGCGGATGCCACCTCCATTGACGATGGTGTTACGATACCACCGATAGGAGGATCGGGAGCCAAGTATCTACAGTTGATCATGCGGTCAATCTATCGGGAAGAGTCCTTGGACTTTGAGTATAACTACGAAGAAGACTACACTTTGGATTACTCTAAGTTGGTTCAGATTCATAATCAATTAATTGAATATAAACTCAAGACAAACAAAATAGATTTCACTGACATGATCTCCAAGTACATAGAGATTTGTGAAACACCCAACCTTGATCTATTGATTGTGGATGAAGCCCAAGACCTGACACCATTGCAGTGGACGATGGTAGAGAAGATGGCACAGACTGCGGATGAAGTTCTGATTGCAGGGGATGACGATCAGGCAATCCACCGTTGGACTTCCGTAGACGTTCAGAGATTCATCAAAGCTTCCGACCATGTCGAAGTACTCAACCAGTCCTATCGCTTACCACAGAGCGTCTGGAGGCTTGCTATGCGTATCTCTGACCACATACCAGGGAGACTGGAGAAAGAGTTCTTCCCCAAGGATGACGAGGGTATGGTCAAGGTTGTGGGTAGCCTTTGGAATCTACCATTGGACAAAGGGTCATGGACAATCATGGCTCGAACCAACAGCTTTGTGAAAGAGATAGCTGAGTCGTTGAGTGATGCAGGATATTTCTACAGCCGTAAGGGTCATGCGTCTGTCTCACAAAAGAAGTTGGATGCTATGGCTACATGGGCAGACCTGGTAGGTGGAAAGGCATTGTACCTTGGACGGATCAAGGAGTTCTATAAAACTGTGCCGAAGATAGGAGACAATCCTGTAGTCAAGAGAGGGTCAGCTAAGTTATTGGACGCTGCTGATCCAGAGCAGCCCTTGACATGGGAGGATCTAGCGTCCGACTATGGACTCTTATCCCCGAAGAACACACATCCGATGGATGTGGTGCGTTTGTCAGAGGAGGAACAGATATACATCCGCGCCATCGAGCGTAGAGGAGAGAGTATATACAAGCAACCGAGGATCAAGTTATCAACGATCCACGCCATGAAAGGAGGGGAAGACGATAACGTAGCGGTGTATTTGGGATCCACCAAGAACTGCGTAGAGGGTAAACATCCCGAGGACGAGCACAGAATATTTTATGTTGCCGTTACAAGAACAAAACAAAACCTCTACCTAATTGAGTCAGATAAAAAATATAGGTACGAAATATGAAACGTAACGATTACTTGGATACGGCGAAGCAGTTGATCAATGGTAACAGAGCCAAGGACTACGGTGATGCCAAGGATAACTTCGACAGGATAGCAACGGGATGGAATGTCATAGTCACTGATGCATTGAGCACCCACGGTAAGATTACAGCCAAGCACGTCGCTCTGATGATGGACTGGGTGAAGACCTGTCGCTTGTTAGAAACGATAGACCACAAGGATTCTTGGATCGACAAGTGCGGATACAGTGCACTGGGTGCGGAGTTTGACAATGAAACAGACTGAGATGTTCGAGAAAGACTACATCATTGCCAAGCAGATGAACCAAGGTAAGGAATTGACATGGAATATACCATCAGAGTTTCCAGACCTGACGGGCTACAAACAGATAGCCGTTGACCTTGAGACATGTGACCCGAATCTAATTAAGCTTGGCCCTGGATGGGTGCGTAAGGACGGGTACATCGTAGGCATAGCCGTAGCAGCAGGAGATTGGGAAGGATACTTTCCTATCCGACATGAGAATGGTCACAACATGGATGCAAAGATTGCACTCCGATGGCTACAGAAACAGATGGCAACACCAGACATAGACAAGATCATGCACAATGCCACGTATGATCTGGGTTGGTTACGTGCCGAGGGCATAAAGGTAGAGGGTCGGATCATCGATACCATGATTACTGGTGCGGTGGTGGACGAGAACCGTTGGTCATACAGCCTGAACAATCTTGGCAGAGACTACCTCGATGAGCGCAAGGATGAGAAACTTCTACGTGTTGCAGCAGCAGAGTGGGGCTTTGATCCCAAGGCTGAGATGTACAAGCTACCACCTGAGTTTGTTGGACGGTATGCTGAACAGGATGCAGGCATGACCCTGCGTTTGTGGGAGCGACTGAAGATAGAACTGGAGAAGCAAGACCTATGGAACATCTGGGATTTGGAGACTAGCCTGATACCTATGATGTGTGACATGCGTCAGCTAGGTGTGCGTGTGGACTTGGACAAGGCAGATCAAGCCAAGACCCTACTCAAAGCCAAGGGCAAAGAACTGAGGGAAGAGATCCACCGACAGACAAAGATCAAGATAGAGCCATGGGCGGCTGCATCTGTAGCTGCGGTGTTCGAGGAGCTAGGACTGAAGTACCCTGAGACTGAAGCAGGGGCACCGTCATTCACCAAACAGTATCTCAATACACATGCCCACCCAATTGCACAAATGATCGTCAAGCTACGTGAATTTGACAAGGCAGATAGCACGTTCATAGATACAATCATCAAGCACTCGCACAACGGTAGGATCAACTGCGAGTTCCATCAGCTACGATCCGATGACGGGGGCACGGTGACGGGTAGGTTCTCTAGTTCAAACCCAAACCTTCAGCAGATTCCGGCACGAGATCCCGAGATCAAGAAACTAATTCGTGGTCTGTTTATACCAGAGCAAGGGTGCAAGTGGGGATCGTTTGATTACTCAAGCCAAGAGCCGAGGTTACTGGTGCACTTTGCGGCAAGCCTGAAGGGTGAATACAAGCACCCGATTGTCGATAAGATTGTTGACGAATACAACACAGGTGATGTGGATCTACACCAGATGGTGGCAGACATTGCAGGGATCAAGCGTAAGGAAGCCAAGGTTGTAAACCTGGGAATCATGTATGGCATGGGCAAAGGTAAACTGGCAGCGCAATTAGATATATCACCAGAAGAAGCAGGGGATTTACTGGATACACACAGAGAGAAGGTTCCGTTTGTTAAGAACCTTGCGGACATTGCGAGTAGACAGGCAGATAAGTTCGGACACATTAGAACCCTGTTGGGTAGGCGGTGTCGCTTCCATCTTTGGGAGCCTCGAACCTTTGGATATAAGAAACCATTACCATACGAGGAGGCCATGAAAACATACGGTCAACCTCTAAGAAGAGCCTTTACTTACAAGGCGTTAAACAAATTGATCCAAGGTTCAGCTGCGGATCAAACTAAAAAAGCTATGGCAGATTGTTACAAAGAAGGACTTTTGCCTATGCTAACGGTGCATGATGAGTTATGCTTCTCAGTAGAGGGCGACGATCAAGCGCACAACATCAAAGACATAATGGAAAACGGGTTGTCGGATGTCTTGAGAGTCCCCTCTAAGGTAGACGATGAACTCAAAGATAATTGGGGAGAAATCGAATGAAACCAGAAAAGATTAAAACAGTCGGTCTTAGAGAAATGCATCCTGTTCAGGTCAAACATCTCATGGAACTTGTGGGCATGACATTGCATCTTGCCGCTGACACAGGGGATGATGAGATCCTAGAAGATGCCGAGCATCTTTGTGACGAGATGATTAAGTTATTCGGTGGGGTTGGAGTACAACTATCTGTCGAAGAAGATCCAGATATTAACCACGACGGTTCGCAATCTGTGCATTAAGCGCAGCGGTTACCGGGTTATCACCTAACAACGAAGGATCTACTGGCCCAGGTGCACGAGCCTGGGTTAATGTAGGAAGGATTGATGCTTGGTTAACTCTAGGCATTGGAATTGGTTGTGGTACGGGAGGAGGGGTTACACTAGATTCTTCACGAGAAAACGGATCTACAAAAGATGGACGAGATGGCGTAGGTTGTTGAGCTTGTTCTCCAAACTTACGCTTACGTTGTTCATTAATTAATTTACGCAACTCTCCACGAGGCAGTTGATTAATTG